TATTCAGTCTTGGGATTGTGCATTCAAAGACAAAAATACCTCTGATTATGTTGTAGGTCAGGTATGGGGTCGTATAAACTCAGATAAATATTTACTAGATCAGGCTAGGGGTAGAATGGATTTGCCTAAAACCATAGAATCCCTGGAAAGGTTAAGCAGGAGATGGCCCCAGGCAAGAGTTAAACTCATAGAAGCTAAGGCAAACGGACCTGCTGTTATTCAGATGTTAAGGCATAAAATGACTGGGTTAATTGAAGTGGAACCAAAGGGCGGTAAGATAGCAAGGGCAAATGCAGTATCCCCGGAGATAGAGTCAGGTAATATATATTTGCCGCAGTCTAAGTTAGCACCATGGATAGAGGAATTCGTCGAAGAGTGTAGCGTATTTCCGAACGGAAAGCATGATGATATGGTGGATTCAATGACACAAGCATTGGAAAGACTTGCATATCATACCACAACGCTTAAAGAACCAGAGTTGCCAGATAATTTACCAGAGGACTTGCTGAGTGATTTAATGCAAGACCCGGCAGCAAAGGCGCACTGGTTAAGTATGCGGGCGGCACAGGAAGGAGTGATAGCAGATGTCGTGTGATAGTTGTAGTCATAAAAAGGTATGTGAGTTCAGGGATAATTATAACGAAACTCTATGTAAATTAACTGACATCGAAATACCGTCAATATTTAAGGTTAATCTGGAATGTTCGCATTTTGATGCACTGAGGATGCTTAATGCTTCTGATATGCAAGCATATACGCACATGGGCGGTTGTAATTATGGACCGAATGGTTTACAGAAAATACAACCAGATTGGATGCCTGGTACTGGGGTTACTTCATGTAAAGTGCAGGGATAAATCATATCGTATGGAGGTAATGAATTTATGACTAAGGACATGAGAGTAAAATGGGAAAATATCAGAGGAGATAAGTTTACCGGAACTCCTATAGATTTAGACAATGGTACATTAATGGTAAGGTTGGATAACGGCAAGGAAGTAGCGGTAATGGCAGACGGGGTAACATGGTTAGACAACTCAGTGCGGGGATAGGACAGGCAGGTGAACTAAAATGGCAATACTAGACAAGGCAAAACAATTCTTAGGCATGGCGATAGACCCGGTAAGGCAGATGATAGCCGACAAAAAAGAATCTGACGCAGAGCAAGCAAAACTGCAAAAATGGAAAAAACGATTATCTCAAGCAATGTCAGAACACGATAAATTCCGTGATGAGTGCGCCAAATGGGATGCCCTATACCACGGAACAAAAGCGGTTGGCCCAAATGTGGGCAGAACTCCATCCTATATGTCAGAACGCTACGGCGACGATTACGCCAGCAATGCGGCAGATGCCCGGCAGGTAGTAAATATCTGCTTTCAGTTAGTCGAAAGTCAAATAGATATAACTGTCCCCATGCCCTCCGTTCACGCCATCGAGGGCGACGATAATAACGAACGTAAAGCAATGATTGAAGGTTATCTTACATATTTAGCAGAAGGACCGGAACTGGAAAGAATCAACTCAGAAAACGAACGCATAGCCAAGAAAAACGGTATATGCGTATACAAAATAGACTTCGACCCTGGATATAAGTCGCATAAATTCCGTGGCAGAATAAGGACTACTAACCCGCACCCGGTAAATGTAATACCACAACCGGGGGTGTATAGGGTTAAGGATATGGACTATATATTTCATATCGAAAACCGCACATTAGATAAAGTTTGTGAAATGTACGGCGAAGAATACCGGGATGAATTGGAGTCAGAGGGTGGAGAATACGGATTCTTAGAAGATTTCTCCACAGGTTCAAGCGTATATACATCAAGCGCAGCAACGAAAGACCGCATATCCGTCATAGAGTGCTGGTATAAGGATAAAGACGGTGATGTGTGCCTGCTTGTTTGGGCTAATGATGTAATCATAAAGGACATGCCTAAATTTTTCTACCCTAGAATAGATGGGAAAATTAAGGAGTACGAGGAAATAGATATACTGGATACGGCAGTGCAGGGAGAAATGCCTGGTGCCCCGGCAGATGCCCCGTTAGGTGGTCAGATAGCCAAAGTTAAGGTAGTCGTACCAAACAGATTCCCGTTTGTCATTCAATACAACGTACCTAAAGAAAAAAGTTACTACGGAAAAGCTGACCCCGACATAATCAGCGACCAGCAAGAGGGAGTTAAGAAACTTCTCTCTATCGAGGAAGAAAAACAAATTTTAGGCACAACTAAAATATTTGTCCGCAGAGGTTCCGGCATTGCTGGCAGACTTAATAATGCAGTTAGTCAGATAATTGAAACCGACGACCCTAATGGCGATATACGAGTTGTTGACCTAAAGACAGCCGAACGCGGACTAAAAGAGCTATACGGTATTTATGTACAGGCGGCTAAAGACACTCTCGGAGTTACCGAAGCGTCACAGGGCAGAGCGGACAGCGGCAGTCTCTCGGGCAGGGCATTGGACATCCTGGCAAACAACACTGCCGGTAGAATATCGGTTAAGATATTTGAGAAGCATATTGCATTTACTGAACTATATCAGTTGTACTATGATTTCGTTATCGCGTTCATTGATGATGTACGGCCGTATAGAAATAAAGATAAAATTTTCGGATACTTCGACAAGAGTCTATTGATTAAGCAGGATGATTCGGGAGAATGGTATTACCCAGAATTCGACATTAAGATTTCAGCAGACACAGGATTTCCGAAAGACAAGCGGTTTATTATGGATTCAGCCAACGCCAGCGGCGGTAGGATAGACCCTATCGAGTACTGGATGATTATGGAAAGCATTAATTTTCCTAACGCTGGTGCTATCTTGGAGCGCGAGCGCAAGAAAGAAGAAATGGCAATGGCGCAACAGGCACCGCCCGGAGGACCGACAGCACCACCAGGACAGGAAGCAGTACCAGCACCACAGGGAGGACAGCCATCACCAGGTGAGTTAGCAGGCATACTACAAGCACTTCCTCCTGAGATTCAACAGATGATAATGCAGTTGCCGCCAGAGGAACAGATTAAGTTTCTATCGCAACCAATGGAGCAGATAGTCGCAGTAGTGCAGGACATAATGAGTAAGCAAGGAGGGATGCAGAATGGCCAAGGGCAAATGTAGTACGGGTAAAGGAAAGTCCGATATGCCGAAAGGTAAAGGCAAGGGTATGATGGTTATGATCGGCGTTGAACCAAAGAAAAGTAAGAAAAAATAAGGTTGGTGGTTACCGTGAAATGTGATAATTGTATATGTGGGAATTGTTGTGAGCATAGAAACGAACATATTGAATTGTTCGAAAGAATACTAGAACAGTTCCCGATAGCACTAACGTCACCCAGAACCATAGAATTGAGTTGTCCGAATTTTAAACCAAAGGAATGTAGGAGAAAATAAGCACACCGAAGGAGCGTGTCTGAATTGGAACTAAAAGTTTCATTTGAAGCAGAAATTAACGGAGAAACATATAGGAAAGGCGTTGTCCTTAATACTGAACACATAACCGAAGAAATGGTTAGGTCGTCTCTGTTAGGAGAAATAGGCGAACCGTTTAAGCGTTTAATGCTGGATGCCCTGAGAACAGAAAAATATAAGGGGGCAAAGGCATAATGAAACAACGCATAACCATTGAGCAGTTAAATGAGTTGACCGAGGAGCAGAAAGTCAATCTGAGGGAATGGTGGAAACCGCAGTTTGGAGATGTATTAAATAGCATAAAATGCGGAGAAGTAGTCTTTGTATATGCCGATGGTCAAGATAGGTTAAATTTTGATTCAGATGGATACGAATGGGACATTAAGAAAAATTGCTTACCCCTTATCTCTGCAGGCCAAATGATTGAGATATTAAATGACAAAACAAAAGAACAGGCTATAGGATATAATGATTCAGGTTGTTTTTGGCATGTACGGTTTGGAGGAAAAGGAACTGGATCTATGCTTGAAGGTTTTGGGGAAAAGTTTAGTAGCGATGATATTGAGGGTGGTTGCTTGGTAGAAGCTCTCTGGCAGGCAGTAAAGGCGGTGCTGTAGATGAATACACTCCGTAAACTATTAGAAAAAAATAATCTCAGCCCTAGTTATGAAAACCTTTGCCTTTTGGCTGAGAAGGGAAATGAAATACATTGCATAGTTGTTG